GGTGCAGCCTGTCCGTCATTTAAAGGTTGAACATACAAGTTAACATTAGTATAGACAGAAGATGCTGCGCTAGATTTTCCTACTCCTTCAGCAAGATTTGCTAAGTAGGCAAAGTCTTCTAAAGTTACAGCTCGGCGTCGTGTCAGAACAGCAGATTTAATTTTATTCTTAATATTAACTAAAGTATCCCCATCAGTACCGCCAGATGCCGGAGCACTATTAGACACAGTAAAGTACGAAGTAATTTGAGGATCTAAATTACCAGGAAAAAATGTAAGTTCTGTAACAGAAAGTGATTTAATATTACCTGCGGATCCAACGCTTACTTTGTAAGAGGCACTAATTAGTTGACCACTTGCAGGTATAGACCCGTTTACGTTGTCACCAAATACAATGTCAAGTGTCCCATCCTCATTAGGTGTGGTTGTAAATACCTTATCATATGGGCCAGCTGAAAATAAGTTATCTACATAAGTCCAGTTACCAAAAGCAACTCCTTGACCTACGTATACAGTGATAGATTTATTTACAATACCTGATTCAGGAATTGTAAAAGATTGAGTAGCTCTACCGTCTGATGTTCCAAGGTTTGCAGGCAAAGCAATATTAAAAGTAGGGTCAATTAAGTCTGGCTTATCAGTATTTACTGTCTTTCCTTCTTGGCAAGGAAGAGTGATTGATGCTCCAGGAACTACTGCTGTAGCTGAGGTTGTAGTTTCAAAGTATACTTCAGTATAATCACCAAAAGCAAGTGGTGCCATAACTTGAGTTCCAATAGGTATGTCAAGTGTGCTGTTACTAATGTTAGTGAAGGTTACATTTACTATAGATGGGGTAGGCCCAGAAATAACATAGTCGTAAAGCTTAGCAAAAGATAACAAAGTCTTACGTTGGATAGCAGTATCAATAGTAGTTTCATTTGCAATCCGGTCTAAATAATGAGACATGATGTCTCCCATATATGCAAAAGTTTCAACCAACACGTTGCCTAAATCAGATGAGTCAGTAGGGTCCCAAGTAGTATTAGTACGTTCCTTGATCAGTTCAATCAAGTCCGCTTTTAATGCAGCAAAATCTCTAGATGTATAGTCAATTTGCATGTTAATACCCCGCTGTCGTGGTTCCGTTGTAGTTAATTGTTCCAGTGTTAATTGTTAAGGATGTAAGTGTATCATCTGGAAGCTTTAAAGACACTATGACGTTTTCAGTGCCATCAGTATTTTCCCCAGCAAAGTCTACTGAGGTCACAGTAACCTGTGGGATCCACTTCGAGACCGCCTCAGATATAGCAATAGGGATAGCAATTCTGGCATCACTATCGTTTTCAAATAGAGCTCTGCTCCAGTCAACCCCATAAGTTGGCTGCATTGGGCGTTGCCCAACGTAAAAAGACAACAAAGTTAATACCTTATCTAAATATATTTTAGAAGGAGACTTTGTATATTGAACTACTCCTGAGGGACTAATAGTATACGGAAAGCTAATTGCTTGGCTCATGACTGTACTCCTATCCATACTGGGTAATCAGGATCTCCTGCAATAAACATAACCCAAACTAATTGGGCTACTGCCGGAAAAGTTCTATGAAATGTGTGCTCTGGAGTTTTAAGACTAGTAGATGCGCTTGTAGTCCCAGGAGCACTAAGTCCGCTAGCAGTAGTATATGTGCTAGCCTCTAAAGTGTCTGTAGTAGCCGTAGGAGAAGATACAACCACACCTTTAGTTACCATAGTCTTAGTAACAGTGTGTTGATGGTTAAGCTGCCCACCTCCGCTTTTAGCAACAATAGTTAATGCCGGAACAGTTTCCGTATCCCCACGAGAGTCTGTTACCGACACAGGAGTTGTTGTTAAGAGTGCCGCAATCTGTGCAGCGGTATGTGGTTGATGGTCTGGGTGATAAGAGGAATCGGTAATTGGTAGGCATGCGGGAGCCCAATTATGAGACTCAATTCCTGTAGGCCCATGTACTAAAACTTGAATTCTATTTTGTTTTAAAGGGTCTTCAACGTTTGTTACTTGCCCAGAATAAATACCATAAAACCTAGGTCGACCTTGTGGATCCATCATGTACTCAGACTCGTTACTCATCTTAATACCTTTCCGCTATTAGTAGATGCCCATTGTACTGTCTTTTTTATACCGGCTACATTTGGCGATAAATCTTTAAAAGCTGTAGAACCAGCAACTTTTGGAACAGAAACTTTAGAAAGGTTTTGAATAGCTGTTTTAGAAGTAACCCCAAAAGTTGGATTAAGATTAGAAGAATTAGGAGATAGGTTGTATTCTGTAAGTTTAGCTGGAGTAGTAGTTAAAGACTGACCAGCAAAATCGCTTTGCACATCTCTAGTATCAGATCTATCTTTAGCCGTTGAATCTATGTCCCCAATAACATCTGTACCTACTTCAATAGTCATTAGGTATTTTGCTACACGGCCACCAAAAACATGCTCTATTGAAAGAACAGTCCAATAACCAGACATACCATTTGGAAGCCCGTCTAAATATATAGGGTCGTAAGGACGAAGAGTAGCGTGACCTACTATAGTAACTTTTGCCCTGTGTTGATACTTATTAGCTTGATTATAAGATTGAGCTATATGCTTAGAGCTAGTTAAGTCTTTAATAACTTCATGAGGGTGGTGTTTTTTAAATACCGCAGTTTGTTTACCATCAGATTTATTAGTTGAAAAATTACCCATTAGACATTCAACTTTCCTGCAAAGTATGCCTTGTTTGGTATAACTACACCAGAGTTTCCTACTGTAGGTTTGGTGTGAGCATGAGTAGCCTTAACAACTGCCCCAGTATTATTGTTAATACCGCTTACAACTCGGTCAATACGTGCCCCATTTTCTGGCGCTTGATCAGAGATTATTGGTTCAAAAGAAATAATAGTTCCAGTCATACGAAGAGAGGCAGGCACTACTCCTCCAACTTCATCATCAACATAGCTAAAATAAGGTGCAGAATTTTTCTTACTTTGATAAATTTTATCTTTAGAAACAAAAATAATTGTTGTGTTTTCAGCTAACAAAGCAAACCCAGTCTGTTTAGCTAAGCTTCTACATAGCTGCCAATCACTTTGACCTGATTGAGATACCTGAGCACGTACTCTAGGATCTCTTTGTGTAACTGCAGCCATGCTGTGCTTTTTAGCAATCTTAGTAATAACTTGATCTGCTGTAACATCTTTATAAACTTTTTGATCGGTATTTTTTAAAACCCAGGAAGCTCCTACGCATACAATGTCTGTGTTTCCACCTTGTTGAGAATGATCCTGACGCACATGATGAATGTAACCATTCCAAGTAGACTTAAGTTTTCCTGAACGGTATGTAAAAATTACAGGGTCGCCTGACACAGTAGCATTTTGTCTATTAGCCGGCTTTCCTTTATAATGAAGGACTAAACGGTCATGTTCATCAGGATCTTGATGAAGTTCGGCACCAACTAAAATAAGCTCCATATCAGGTGCTTTAGGAAATGACGCTTCAAAGTCGCTATCTTTTGCGTTAGAACTCCATACAAAATTTTTCTGTGCGGGTGTCTGTGTATTAGTTGCCATAAGGAACCCTTAAAATAGTACCTTCTGGTATATCAAATGGGTCTTGAATTTCTGGATTAATTTCCATAATTTCCCACCAATACTTAGCCCCCACACCAAACACTTCAGAAAGATTAGACAAGCTATCTCCTGCTTTCCAAGTGTACGTAATGTAGTTAATTTCTTGGCTGTCAGAAAAACGTCTAAATACAGAAATAAGATACTCCCCAGTATATTTATCTGGGGTTTGAGTTAAAGAACCATCGTAATACCTAGAAACTCTTTCTATCATTATTTTGCCTTTCCAGTATTAATTAAGTACTCTTTAGTATTTGCTAAAGAAACACCGGTTCCAAAGGTATCTGTTTGATTCCAAAGAGCTGGGTAACGAGCAAATGTAATACTTACCGTAGTAAGCATGGGTACCATATTTAAATCAAACATAGCGTGGTTTACTTGAAAACTTGCAACAGAACCATAATACCGTAAGTTTTCATTTAATACTAACCAGCAAGGAACGCCAGTAGTATATCCAAAATCTGCAGTTACACCATTGTATTTTAACAGCAAAGATTTTGATAGAGGGTCTCCATTTAATACTCTGTATAGAAATTCAATATCGTATTCTGTACCGCGATTTAAAATACCATCTACCTCTTCAGAGGTTAGGTCTCTTCCGTAAATAGCTTTTTGAGATACTTTAGGGTTTGCTAAACGAAGATACTTTAGATCTGGAATACGATTAATGTAAACTTCAAAAGAAACACTAGAGTTACCGGCTAACAATGTGGCAGGATCACTTGATCCCAATGTCCAGTCTACAGAGTTATTAGAAGAACTGCTGTATCCAAACGTAGTTGGGTTATACATAAATCTGTAGCCCCACTGATTAACTGCAATTTTAGACGCAACTGCATCCTTTAACCCCTGAGCGCTTTTATTTAAAACAGCAGCGCTGTTTGCATCTTGATAAATTCTTCCACGCTCTTTTTCTCCAAAAGCTGTTAGTGGTGTTTTAAAAGTATCATTATTTGAATGCTTAACTCTTTCACCGTAAGAAATGCTTCTTGCATCACGGTGAGGAGGTGGGTTCCACCTAGTAGTTCCGGCAGGAGGAGTTACAGTAGTAATGTCTTTTAAACCCTTACCGCTGGATTTGTCTCCACAAGCCGCATTTGATTTAGCATCAATCATTGGCTTAGTTACATATTTTTTAGTCCAAGCATCTAGCTTTGTTTTTGTAGATAAATCATTTGCGCTTGGTTCTGGAGAATCTTGATGACAAAAATCTCCATTTTTTGTACAAGTCCAGTGTGCTTGATAACCTTTGCCACCATACTGTTTAGTTTTGTAATTTACAACAAAGTTCCATAACGAGGTACATTTATCCCAGGTGTAGTTTGTTAAAATTTGAATTTGATTATCAGCTAAAATAGTGTTTTTTTGCATCTGAGGAGTATCTCCGTACAGACCTTTTATCACTGCTTGAATAGCTACTAAAGGAAATACAGGTGCAGTAACAACTGTTGTCCAAGTAATACTAGGTACAACGTTACTTGGGGTTCCCCAATTTATTCTGTTATCAGCTATCTTTGTCCAGTTTGGGCTAGCATCGCTTTTCCATTGAATTGATACTGTAGGTGTGGCAATTACTGTTGCGTTTGTAGCCCCACCCTTACGACTAAAGCTAACTTTTAAACGTCCGTTATCATTTGTAAGCGCACCTTGTGTAACAAAGCCAACTTGAGCAGCACTAGTGTTTGCGCTAGCAGTAGTGCTTGTAGTTAAACCTGCAGCTAATCCGTTGTTTTCATTAGTACCTGAGTTAGGAGATACAAGCTTGCCGTCAAAAGTTCCATCAGATCCAGTAGCTACCCAAGTAGCAAAGTTACTAATAGTAGTGGCGTATACCTCAATTAAGTAATAAACATAATACTTAGTATTTGTTTTATGGTTAGCAGCAGTAATACGTGAGTTACTCATTATATATTGAGCTTGAAGAGCACCTTCTTCGTCTTGATATCTTTTAACGTTTGCATAGTAATAGGTAGCCATTAAAGAGAACTTCCAATCTGCTTAAGTACGTTACTATCAGTAAGCTTCTTACCAACTAATCTTACTAGACGATCTGCTTCTTGGACACTACCTTGAGCAATGTTTACCTTCATCTGTAGATTAATAACAACATTTTTAGAGTCACTAGATGAACCAGCTACGCCAATATTCATTGCTCCTGAAGGACCACCAACATCTTCATTAAATCCTGCGGTACTTAATGAGGTAGTTAAAACAGGGCTTGAAAGTTGTGCTGTAGTTTTACCTTTAAAGTTACCTTTGTTAGTAGCTTTTTTAGCTGCCCACATAGAGTCTGAGCCAATTGCTTTAGGACCAGCTACTGCAGAAGCAGTCATATTTCCATTTATAGGGGATGCAGGAGCACCACTTAAGTATGGTGCTGGATCAACCTTAACACCTTTTTCATCAAGAATTTCAAAGTGAAGGTGTGCACCGGTAGAATTACCCGCACCTACCTGACCCTTCTTTCCTCCAGATCTACCAAGTACTTGACCTGCTGTAACTTTTTGTCCTCGAGATACGTTAATTTGTGACATGTGTGCATAGCGAGATGCAGTACCATCTTCGTGAGTTACTTCAATCCACTGTCCATAGCCCTTAGCCTCATTACCTATTCTAGTAATAACACCTTCTGTAACAGCTGTTAATGCTGTACCAGATGGAGTACCAAAATCTATGCCCTTGTGATTAGAAGAAATTTGTGGATTCTGAGAATTATCTCTTGGGCCAAATGGAGAAGTAATTGGTGTTGCTTTAGGAACAGGACTAGCAAATGGGGTTGGAGTAGCATTTTCATTAGGGCCGCCTACACCAAAGTTACCGTGATCGTGTGGACCACCAGAACCAAAGAATCCTGCAACACCTCCAACAACAGTTCCAACTACTGCACCGATACCAGTACCAAGTACAGGAACTACTGACCCAACACCGGCACCAATTGCTGCGCCAGTACCCATAGCTGCTAGAGTACCTCCAACACGAGTAGTTGTTTTAGAAGCACCTACTTTTTTTCCAACTGCTTTTG